CGTGCGTTTATTCGCAACCTGACCATACGCGAGACCATACAGGACAACCAGTTGGTATCGCAGTCGTCACACTTGGTGCGGATGCGTTACCCCGGTAGCACTACCCGCATCGTGACAGGACAACGTCTGTTGAGCGGTACAGACGTGTACTTAATCCAAGGCGTAACTAATGTGCTCAACCGCAACCGCGTACTGGAACTGACTGCTCTGATCGTTGATGGAGACAGTAACTAATGGACGACATCAGCATACAAGTTGACACCAAAGACCTTGAGGCGATGCTTAAAGCCCTGCCAGAGAAGATAGCACGACGATATATGAAGAACGCTCTGCAAGCTGGTGGTGATGTCATCCTTGACGCCATGGTTGCCACGGCTCCTGAACGCACTGATGAGGTTACACCGGAAGGTACAAGCCTTCCCCCAGGCATTCTGAAGTACGACCTTTCAGCTCAAGTAATACAGGGCGACAACGGAGGCAAGGTCCGCGTTGGTCCCACCACTGTTGCTGGAGCGGTCGCGCGTTGGCAAAATAATGGATGGATTCAGACTGGCCACAAGCCCGGTAAAAAGAAGGGCAAGTTTGTAGACGATCAACCCGGCAAATACTTCATTCAGCGAGCATTTGACGAGACCGCGGAATCGGCTCTTGACGCCTTCATCGAAACCCTATCGGCACAGTTAAACGGAGGCGGCGAATGATAGCAGTAAGCATGGTTCCCTACATTCTCGCTCAGGCTCCGGTTACAGCCATCATTGGAACCTCACTACAGCCTATTCCGGCACCTGAAGACCTCGCCAGCTATCCGTGTATTACTTACCAGACTGTCAGTTACAACACCTCGTACACGAGCAGCGGTCCGAGCGGGTGGGCGCAATGCCGGGTCGTGTACAACTGCTGGGCGACATCGTATCTACAGGCTCAGCAGCTGCTCGAAGCCCTGCGAGTGGCATTGTCAGGTTACAGAGGCACGCTCTCAGATGGGACGCAGGTTTTCCTAATCCAAGTTGTGAATGAAGACGACTACATCAGTCCAGATAGCCGTCTGTTCCGCGCATCACTACACACACTTATCCAGTATGGCGAGTGACCCACCGCAACAAATACCAATCGATAGAGGTTAAATATGGCAAGTAAAGCAGGTACAGGTGCGGGTGTCACCTTAAAGATCAACACCACCGGGTCTACATATGTCGCAGTGGCGCAGGTTAAACACTGCACTGCCCCATCCGGTAAGTGGTCCTTGGACGACGTTACCAATGCGGCAAGCCCCGCAGTTGGACCAGGTGTTGTAAAAGAGATGGCCCCCAGCGTTTTGGACTATGGCGAGATTAACGTTGATGGTGTTTGGCTATACAGCGACGTGGGTCAACAGACATTGATGACCAACTTTCAAGCTGGCACGCTGACCAACTTTAAGTTGATTACCATGTTGATGGAAGGTGAAACCACTACTCCATGGGAGATTGATTTCGCTGCCTACATTACAGATATGCCTGCTCCCGATATCAGCGTTGACAAGGCACTGACATTCAAGGCTGTACTAAAAATTAACGCGGTGCCTACGATCACACCGGGCATCTAACTCCACCTTAAAAGGATAAACATATGGCAAGTACAAGCATGAACGGTAGGATCGGCACCCTGACCATTGGCGGCGTAGCAGTCGGCCAAGCTAAGTCTGCTCAATTCTCCGGCTCCAAATGGGCAACCGACGACATAACCAACATGGCTTCACCCACTGCGGGTGTAGGCGTAATCAAGGAACAAGCCCCAACGATCCTCACCCCCGGCGAACTGGCCATTGGTGGTGTATGGCTGTACAACGATCCGGGACAGCAAGCCCTGATTACTGCGTTCAACACTGGTGCTCTGGTGGCCGTCGTGCTCACGCTGGTAAAGGGTGAAGCCCAGGCTACTGCCGGAACTTCGTTTACCTTCTCCGGCTATGTGACTGATCCGCCTTACCCCGACATGAGTGTTGACAAGGCCATGACGTTTAAGGCCACTATTCTGGCAAACACGGCTATCACGGTCGGATACGGAAGCTAGTCCACAGACAGGCCGTCTGGAGCCTTCACGCCTACTCGTGAGAATCCAGACACATATCCCAGTAGGGGGATATCTATATGGCACACTCTTCTGTTTTACCCGCCCACTCCGTCACAATTAAAGGCACCCCGTACAAGATAGCTTTCGACAACGAAGCCATTGAACTCGCGGAGGAACTTACCAATCGCTCACTCCTGAGCAAAGGTTTCAGCAAGGCTGAGATTGATACTCCCCGCTATAGTCTCGTCCGTAACCTGTTTGCCGCTGGTACCCGCATCCATCATCCTGAACTGAGTGTTGACGAGGCCAAGACCCTCGTGTTGCCCAGCAACTATGGGACTATCTGGTATGCAACGTTTCTCGCATGGGCAGCAAACATTAACGAACCTGAGGACGTTACACCGGGGGAAGGTCAGGGCCAGAACTAACGAGGCAACAGGAGTGGCTCCATCGATGGAGCCACGCTCGTTATAATCTCGGACTCTCCGATGCAGAGTTCTGGTCATGCTCACCGCGTCAAATCCAATATCTAGACAAGAAGTTCACCCAGCGTATGGAGCGGGAAGAGTTCTACAGCGCCCAGATAGCTTGCACCTCCGCAAACTACTCCATGTGCCGCCCTGAACAGTCCTTGAAGCCCTCCGACTTCATGCCCTCCCAACATAAGGCCTTACACCAGACAGACGACAGCGACGAGGTTGTCGCCTTAAAGGTCTTCAACGGATTCGCTCCACGCTGTCTACCCAAACCAAAGGATTAGCCCATGGCCGCAAACGCAAAGGTTGCAGAGATATATGTACAGCTAAAGGCGGACTTGGCGGAGTACAAGAAGACCCTCGGTGAGGCAAATGTAATTGCCAAACAGTGGGGCAACACGATGCGCGAGGAGAACCAGAAGTCTCGTGAGGCTATCCGCCTGTTAAACGAAGACCTGGGTGTACACCTTCCGCGTGGGTTGCAGAATATCATTAGCAAAATGCCGGGTGTGTCTACGGCGATGAATGCTGCGTTTGATGCTGTGGTTGTATTCGCCTTGATACATGCTGTCATGGAAGTCACGGAGAAGATCACCGAATACACCAAGAAGGCTGAGGAGACTGCAAAGAAGAACAAGACAGCTTGGCAGGATGCAATAGGGCCTATCGCAGACACCAACGATAAGTTGGAACTGACGAAGACCAAACTTGAAAACGCTATTGCCAAGCTGGAACACAAGCCCCAGAACGCTGTCAAACAGGCCATCGAAGAGGCCACTGTTGCCGCCGACGAGTTGGGACGCCACTTAGACGCCGATATCAAGAGGATTACAGAGGGCATTAAGACACAACAGGCTGGTTGGTTTGGTCAGCATGTTCTGCACCAGACTGGCTCCAACTCCGCTGTGGCAATCTCGCAGGATGTGGAGGATAAGTTCAACTCCATTTCAGCCGGGACATACAGAGGTGTTGGCGACCCCACAAAGGATAGGGATCAGGTAATCCGTGGTGCGCTCGTAGACGCATACGAGAAGCTCGGTAACGCGACCCAGTTGCATGACAGTGTTGTTGCCAACCATGGCGGGACCGAACCCGCAAACAGCTCCTCTGGTGTGGATGTCCGTGCGTTAACGGAGTTGATTGCCGGCCTAAAGGGGATGCAAACGTCCTCCCAGCTAACACAGGCCGTCTCTGCTGATGAAGGTCAGAAGGGAAAGATTGAAGCTGCTGAGACGGCGAGTTCCGACCGCATAAAGGCTCTTGAGCAGGAGGTTGAACGCCGCAAGGCACTACATACCATTAGCTTGGCAGACGAGGTTAAGTTCTGGGATGGCGTCAAACTGGCTGGCCTCTCTGCTGCTGACCAAACGAATATCCTCCAGAAGCGCAATGCTGCTGGTGAGAAGCTGTATGCCAACTACTGGGATAAGGGCAAGATTACCGATGCGCTCCTCTACCCTGAAATAAAGAGCGAAGGAGCAGAGCGTCAGGAATCGGGTGGAGGAGCGGAGGCCCTCGCTTCCGCCACTGCTAAGGCTGCTGAACAACAGGCCACACTTGCCGCTGACCTTACCCTTGCACATGACAAGCTGGCTTTGCTGACGGGCGCAATGACACCCCACGCAATGGCCTTGAAGGAAGCTGCCGCCCACACGGCGGAGTATCAAGCCAAACTCAAGGCTCTACAGGAACAGCTTCAGGGCTTGAAGAATGACGATGCCTTCTATGTCGCGGCAACTGGCGCGCACGATAAGGATACGCAAGCTAAGGCCATTGGCGTTCAATCTCAGATCGATGCGCTGAATAACAGAGCCCATATTCAGAACTTGACCGATGCTCAAGCCACACTATCAACAACGTGGACTGGCATGGTGGATTCCGTCTTTGACGAACTCATCAAAAAGAGCCAGTCAACGCAGGATCAGCTTAAAACCATCGCCTTGAAGCTGGTTGACGATCTGAACACTCAGCTTGCCAAAGGCATGACGAGCAACGGGAAGATGGACTTTCATGCGGCCTTTGCCAGTGCCGCGCAATCAGCCGCGAAGTCCAGCCTTGAGAAAGCTGAAGGTCTTGGCCTAAAGGCTCTCGGACTAGGCTCCAAAGACAAGCTGGGCACCAAGGGCAATCCAATGATCGTCAAGATGGCCGATGCTGCAGCTGGCGAAGTTGGCAAGGTTGGTAAAGGCTTGATGGGTATGCTGAACGACAGCGACTGGGCCTCTTCCCTGTTTGGCGGAAAGCTATTCGGAAGCAACTCCTTCTTCGGTGGTCATGCGCTCGGTGGTCCAGCAATGGCAGGTTTACCGATTCCGGTAGGAGAACTGGGACCGGAGACCTTCACCCCGTCCACTCCCGGATACATCACTCCGCACAATCAGGTAAGCTCTGGCGGACCTTCCATCGGATACATAGACGCACGCGGCACCGACCCTGTTCAGACACAAATGGCTGTTACTCGCGGGATGCAGTTGGCTCACTCCCACGCTGTACGCGATGCCCAAACCGCAATGGCAGACCGGGCACGTCGTCGCCCTCAATAAAGGATAAACATGGCACTCATCACGATTGCATCAGTGGTAATTCCCGGATGGCAAGGCAACACCACGGGTATCCAGTTACGCATATATACCAACGCAGACTTTACTGCCAGCACTGGCACGCTCTACCCCAAAACCATTGTTCCTAACATCAAGACGGCAGGGCTTGGTAGTTTCTATCAGGCCAACCCATGCACTGTGTCAGGAACCACTCTGACGCTTCCGGCTGTAACCCTCGACTCAACCACCGATAGTCCCGACAATCCCAATGGTACATATTCGGCTGTGCTTTTTGACTCGATAAGCGGTAAGCAGATTCAGGACTTCGGTACGTTCTCCGCATTCTCGCTTTCCCCAACTCCTACTTCCACCACATGGGCGGCAATCTTCGCTGCTGAGGCCGATGCCTAATAATGAGACGACTATCTATAATCCCTACGTTGTTCTTCCTCGTGTGTCTTGGCTATGCCTCAGCCACTACAATCACCGCGTCTAGCACAGCCGATGCGTTCGGTCGCCCGGTAACAGGGAAACTGTGCTTTCAACCTGTTGACGCCACCAATACCCCCACAGGCTTCCGCGTGGGAGCAGTCCAGGTTACCAGTAGCCCAGTGTGTGGAATCATCTCCAATGGCGCGTTACAGAGTGGCCTGACGCTTGCTGGCACTCCGGCAGGCATTTACTACCACATCACCACTGCTGACCGCACGACTGGCAATATACTCCGCGACTATGGTATGACGCAGATTACTGGCACAAGCTGGACTCTGGACACGTACGACCCTAGCACTGCTGTATTGCCAGTAACTGCGCTCGCAGTGGGTACAGTGACTACGGTTGCGCCTGGCACACCTGCGACTGTATCGCTATCAGGATCAAGCCCAGTGCTGCTCAATGTGTCAATACCTCAAGGCGCAACTGGACCAATCGGTCCGGCAGGGCCGACAGTAGACGCGACAGCCCGCGCCTCAGCCGCTGCAGCTCAAGCGACAGCCAGTGCCGCACAGCCTGCAATCCCTAATCTCAGCGTAGATTCATCGGGCAACATGAGTACCACGAAGAACATTTCCGCTAGCAATGTCGCCGCAAGTGTCAATGGAACGCTATTTGCAAACGCTTCCCCCTTCGGGGCTGTTTGCAATGGAGTCACAACAGGAGTAGACGGTCCGGCAATTCGGGCTGCTCTGGCTGTAGCTAAAACGACGCACCAATCGGTGCAGTTGCCTCCGGGCGTTTGTGTCATGGATGCAGGTGTCACAATCGACGGCAACAGTGTCTCCGTACCGCCTTACCAATCGGGGATCCGAGTCTATGGGGCAGGACAATCTGCAACGGCTCTCTACTTCCCGTCAGTCACATCCGGCGCGGCGATCAACATCACTCAGTTCGGCGGGGATGGTCTTCACCTGCACGACCTAGCAATCATCGGCCCAGGAGCGGGGACAGCGGACGGCATCTACAATGTGTGGAGTAATAACCTTGCAATTGACCATGTAGCTGTGACTGGATTCTATAATGGCATCCACCTGAATGGATGTGGAGCAAGTTGCCTCATCGACACCGTATCTTCCTCCTATAACCTGAATGACGGCATCTTTCTGGACGCCACCTCCGACGCATCCGTGACGAACAGCTTTCTGGTCTATAACGGTGGAGACGATATTTATCTCTATAACGGCGATCATGCCCTCCTGTCGAACAATACGATAGGGGTGGTTTCTGGAACCGCTGTAGCCTCTTCCTATCAGGGCAATTACGGAATCCATGTGGTTGGGGCAACAGGGACAACCGCTGTTGCAAACCGAATCGAGGGAGATGTGTTTGTCGGATCCCTCTCGAATCCCGTCTATAGCTGGACGGTTTCCGGCGCGACATGGTTGGGCGGTGTGGCGACCTACACGACGAGCGCGACGATCTACTTCGCTACTGGAGATTTGATTTATATCTCGGGCGCAAGTCCGAGCGGGTATAACATCTCAGCTTATGCAAACGGCGCGAACTGTGTGGCGACGGTGACTGGACCTACCACGTTCACTTGCCCTGTCGCATCGAACCCAGGAACCTTCAGTTCTTCAGGTACCGTTACGCTGATTGCGGGTTCGCACGGTGTTCTCGACAGTTCGGGCAACGATGTATATCTGGGCAACTACTTCACCCATACAGATGTTCGCCCTGCGTCTGCAGGCAACAACTTCACGCGCATTGACTCCTATCCATCCTCTGTCACACCGACAGGATCGGGATCGTACATCAACGGAGGCACGAATAGTACTCCACAGACCATGCTCACAGCCTACGACGCATCCACCGGGCAATCACCATCTGTGAGCATGGGCGTCACAGCAAATGGGATAGACAGCGCCTTCGTTGGTTCTTTGAACAATATCCCATTCAGCATCAAGCAAAACGGTATTGCCGTGGCCACAGCGACCGCCAGCCTGTTCACCGTAAACTACGGATTGACCGTG